GATGCTATCAAGCAGACCAATCAGAAAAACAATCAAGCATGGGCCAATCCGCCATTCCAAGTGACCTGTGACAATTGCCAGCATGAAGCCAAGCTCAGTGTGGAAATGGATGAATCAAATTTTTTCGTCAACGCCTAATTGGAAAATCTACAGAAGACATCCAGAAACTTCTAGTTAGGCTAGAAAACGAAACCAAAGAATTCAAGCAGGAACTGTTTCGCATATCATGGTACATGCGTGGTGGTGTCACTGTGAAAGAACTGTTGGAATACTACAGTTTTGAAGATCGTGACATGATATATGTTGTGATCAAAGACAATCTCGAAGCTACCAAAGAAACACGTTTGCCATTGTTATAAGAAGAACTAGCGTTCTTCTGTTCTTCGCTTGCGCTCGAACTGATTGTCTTTTGTTTTGTAATGATCAAGTGCGAAGCACTAAGATATTATCTAGATTGTTCAGTCACACTTTGCCCAGACCAGGGCAAAGAATGTTGACATTATCTGAGTTGAACAATATCACGTAGCAATAACGCATTACAGAGGCGGTCATCCGGTACCTCGAGCGCAGTCTTTGTATGACGGCTATTGATACACATTCGCTACCATGCGTACCAACATAGGGTTTTTCTCCCTTCCTTTTCCTTAGAAATCTTTTCAAACAATCAAACAGCAAGGATTTTGCTATCGGCGTCCTGTCAAGGATAGTGATTGAGTTCTCCCACGGCTGGAGATTCCGTCCCTGCGATCCGAGATCCAGGTATAGGGCGCACGATGTTGGCCTGCGCTAGCTGTTATCCGTTGAGTTGTTTGCCTTTGATGTGTGATCCGTGTACGCGAACCTGTATATGTCCGTTGTAGTAATCGTCTGATTCTAGAACTCGCCTGGAGAATTGCTCTCGTGCCTCTATATACGAGCATTCCGATTTTGAACTACAGTAATACAGTATGTCTCTTCGGAAGTGGTCAGTACCTAACTGCGCGACATCTTTACTTAATTCAGGACTTGAACCATAATAGGTCTGCCAGTCTGAATCAATTTTGCCGCGGATTTTCTTTTTCTTCTTTGTGCCGTTCTTTAACTTTACAGTCTTGTAGGTCGTTTTACTGAATTTTGCTAATTTTTTGCCTATGTACATGCGACCTGTATCAAGATTTGTTATGATGTATACAAATCCCACACAGGTTTCGGGTAATGTTTCTACTAGTTGATCTGCATAGTACCATGGCATCAACTAGTTATTGTCTTTGGAGCCTCTCCCAGTGCCTTTTTGAGCGCGACGAACTTTGCGTTCATCCAACTGCTCGCGTTTTTCTATTTGCCAAGATCTAATTGCCTTGCGTCGAGCACTGCACACATGACGAATGTCACTCAACAAGTGCCGCAAGCGTATGGTGCTGGCATAGGTATCTTCAGCGAACCAACGTTGATTCTCTTCAAAATATCTACGAAACACTCGCATCAACTCGGCGTGTAGCTCTTCGTCTTTTGGTGTCAATTCATTATCCTAATAAAATATTCCCGCTGACTGATACTCTAACCTCATCTCCCTTGAATGGATAAGCACAATGCCTAAGGCTAGCAGGGAACATGAGAATTTTTCCTATATAACCAGCATCTAAATTAATATTATGTCCTATGTTTGTTCCTAAAATATTGCTGTATGTAAATTCTAGCTTGCCTTCAACTGCCGAAGGATGACTGTTTTGTATGACTTTAGGAATCCGCACCCATATCACATAGCTAAGGATACCTTCATGCATGTGATTAGGCAAGAACTCCCCTTGTCTTTGTAGATTTACCCACGGGCGGTTAAAATAATAAGGAGCAGATTTATGTAAAATATTGATACTATTGAGGTACAATGAGCGTTGTTGATAGCTGTTAGCTACAGTTAACACATAGTCTTTGAGTAGTTCTTCTGTAGATTCCTGAAGTCTATAGTGCTCAGGTACTCCGGGCGCCGACAGTGCAGAATTTATCTTTTGTAGATTAGGATCATTGGCTAATATACGATCGACATCGTGTTCAATAGCCGTGAACACGCTGCCAGGTACGCTGTCTAAAATTAAACTAAGATTAGGTAATTCTAAGTCAATCATTCTGTTATTTCTAGGTCTGTAGCATAGCTAGTAAACCCGTTTTCCTTGATAACTTTGAGTACATTGTTCACACGACCAATCAATTCGTCCTTGTGCGATATTAGGAATATGTTCTTTTTGCGTTCACGACTCATCTTTTTCAGCACTGCCAATGCGCCTTCTACACCCGATGCATCAAGCCCGTTGTCTATCAATTCGTCAACAAATAACAGGTTTATACCTTGATATAGGCTTTCCCAAACGTCTCTAAATGCCCAACTCAAGCCCAGAATCAAGCGATTGCGTTCGCCTCTCGACAGGTTATCAAAGTCTAAATCCTGTCCCAGCTGTGTGATCAACACAGTTAGATCGTTCTGAAACAGCACAGAGTGTGGCAAACCCATCTTGTCCAAGTAGTAGGTCAGACGATTGTTGAGATAAGCCAGGTTCTGATCGATGATTTTCTTGCGAATAAACGAATCTTTTGACGTCAACAGCTTGAGCAAGAACTCCTGATGATCCTTTACACTGCTTAATTCGTTGACTCGATCCCAAGAAACTGTCTGCATGGCTGTGTGCTTGAGCTCATCTATCTGTTCTTGATAGGGATCTGCTTCGCCCGCTTTGATTTCCAGCTGTGTTTCCAAGCTCTTTAGATTGTTTTGATGCTTGAGTGCCTGTTCCACAGTGTCATAATAGGTATTGGGACGCTGTGCGACCTCGCCAACTGCGGCTATTTCACGGATGATCAGTGCCAGATCTGCAACAATCTTGTCGTGATAAGTGTTGGCATCAGTCATATGAGTAACAGCTTCTGCGGTCATTGACTCGTGTTTATGGTCATGCAGTTCTTGATCACAAGCGTGACATTTACGGTCTTGCAGTTTAGCCAGCTCGCCAGCGTACTTTTTTACGCTTCGCTCTGCTTGCGCTACCGCGCTATCTAACGTAGCCCGCTCCTTATTCAGGCTTTTCAGCTTTGCCGACGTGTCGTCGTAGACTTTTAGCTCCGCATGCTTCGCAAGCTCAGCTTCAATATCCACACTCTCTAGTTCTACTATCGCACGAGCAACCTTTTCAATTTCATTAGCATGCTGAGTATTCCACGCACTTTGCTTAGTAGTTAAACTGTCAATGCTCTTCTGAATACCTTCATTGCTACGTTTGACTGCTTCTATATCTGCGTTTTCTTGTAGTATTTGATCTTTAGATTCTTTGATCAGCTCTTTGAGAGTCTCAGCTTTCTCACTTAGTATAGTAATACCCAGTAACTGCTCAATGATTGCTCGTTGATCGTTAGCTCGCATGCTTAAAAAAGGTTCAGTATAGGTATTCAATGCCACAATATGCTTGAACATGTCGTGACTCATGCCTATTAGATCATCCAAGTCCTTCTGAGTCTCACGCATATCACCTTGCGCATCATCTGTTTCTGCTGTTTCTTGTGCTTGGTCGTTGACAAAGAACTGTAGGATGTTCGGTTTACGCCCACGTTCAATGCGATAGTCTATACCATCTTTTTCAAATGCCAAGGTAACCAGCATACCTTTGTTATTAATTTTATTAACAAGGTTGTCTTTTTTAATATTGGTTAGGGCATTGCCATATAACGCAAAAGTCAATGCATTAACAATAGTAGTTTTGCCTGTTCCGTTACGTGATCCACTATCATCACCGCCTTGATCTAAGTTTTCTCCTAGTACAAGTGTCAAATTCTTCTGTGCAAAGTTTACAGCTTGGGTTTGATTGCCCACGCTCATAAAATTTCTAACGGTTAATTCCTTAATATTGATCATAGGCTACTGTAAATTTCCAGCAATTTGTTTTTGTCGTATGTTTCGCTGTCGATACTAATAATCTGATTGCTGACAATTTGATCAATGCTTTCAAATGCTTGAATATCTATATTAGTATTGATTTCGATTTCTTTCTTTTCTGCGATAAGTGTAAGTTCACGTATGTCATAATCAGCAATGAACTTCTCTTTGATAAAACTAGCTTCTTCAAAACTGATATCTATATCCAATGCCACACGTAAATGCTGTTTAGGCAGTATAATTTCATCTGCACGATCGATCAATTCACTCAGTTTCAGTGTACGGAATGTGGGTTGAGCAGGCCAACTATGATAAACAGGTGTCTCACCCCATTGCATAATCATCATTCCGCGATCATCATCCCATGCGTCTGAATAATTGTGTGGAAACGCATTGCCAATGTAAATCATATTTTCGTTTTGCTGACGCTTATGGAAGTGCCCGCTGAACCCCAGTTCAAAACCTTTGAATGCATCCACTTGTAGTTCGCCATGATCTGGCATCTGTACCATTGCGTTCATAAAGAACTTGGGCAATTCAAAATGACCAAAGCAGTATTTGCCCTTCATGTTCTTTATTCTTTTCCATTCGTCCCCGACAAGCCAAGGGCATAGTGTGACATCGCCGATAGTAGTAGGCTCGTGTACAACAGTAACACCGGGAATATACTTGCCAAATTCAACTGAATGTATGTCCCGTTTATCTTTGTAGTACAAATCATGATTGCCAGGAAAAAAGTAAAAATTATCAAAAGCCTTACCCAGTTTTTCCAAGGCACGCAAACTATAATCCATCGTAGTGATATTAAGGCTATTGCGATTATGATGCCAATCACCCATAAAGATACCTGTATCACAACCTTCCTCCTTTGCTTTAGCAATGTACCAGTCTACAAAATCTTCACAGTCTTGATTGTGTACCGAGCTGTTAGATTTTAATCCAAAATGTATGTCCGTGAAGGCGGCAATCTTCTTAAACATATTACTCATTAATAACATTCCTTGACAATGTAATATGTAGGTTTGGGATATTTGTTAGCAATATCGTTTTCTTTAATCCATTTGTTCATATCTGGCGCATTAAAAAACATTTTGTTAACGACTACTTTATGTGTGGCCGACTCTACAATACTAAGATAGTTACTTTTACTCACTGGGTGTTTCTCCTTCAAATCGTTTTAAAGCGGCCGCATGCTCGCCTGCACCAGTTCTTGAGTAGCTGGGGTTCATACCGTTGATTTCTAAGATATCATCTCGGATATTTTGATTACGTTTTTCAATATTGATAACACGCACAAAACTGTTTGTAACTGCGGCAGTAAAATAAGCGAACGGATTATCTGATTTGCTTTCATCAAATTGCAAACCAATTTGTGTTAATTGTAGAATAGCTTGACCCTTCATCTCGTCATTGTATGTATAGCCACGTACATTGCCACGGGTGGCATATCTCTCACATAACTTTAACATCATACGTGCCAAGGTGTTAGTAATTTGGCCAGCATCTTTGTCAAAGTGCCCTTTTTCTAAAGTGCCTTTCCAATGACTTTTACCTACACAAACTAGCTCGTCGGCGTCATTATATTTCCAATGTTGAAAGGGCGGAAAATTCACTTTGTCTCTATGGTCAGCAAGACTTTTAGGATTCTTTTTGCGAGTATTGTTAAGCGGAATATGGTCAAAAGTCATAACACGGAAAACGACATCTGTTTTTTGGATTTTTTTGTAGTCCACTTCACAGTCTGCTTGTTTGACTTTTTCTCCAGCTTTTTTACGAGTTTGATATTCTAGATCACCTTGTCGTTTGGCTCTATTACGTTTGGCCTCTGCTACAGTACGTATATTAATTTTGTCAATGCTTGGTATGATTAAATCATATTGATGAAACTCGGGACTTGAAAACACACAATACGAGCTTTTTGATTTGTGTATCTCTAACAACATATCCTTGTTGTTTAGGTAATTTACTTTAGCTGTCATTGATTCAGTTCTCCGGAATGTTAAGTATAAACTACGCAGTTAATAAAGTCAAATAAATAATACACCAAAAGGGGATATTAATTATGGCAGTTCTTGGATCGACAGTTACAACTCTCAGTGCTAGCTCAAATATTTTGAGCCAGACTACTAACGTTAGCCGCCAGGTAGCAAGTGGAATTGCTGGTATAACAGCAGTCAGCGATCTTGGATCTGCAATACGATCCGGTAGTATAGCTTCTGGTGCAGAAGCCATTGGAGACCTGAGCAGTGCATTTGCTTCATTTGGTGGCGATGCAAATTCGAATGATTGGCGTGTCAGATTAAGTCTCCCTACTTGGCCAAGTTTTAGATCTAGCCCTGTGCTTGCTCCACTGAAAGATGCTGGAGGATTGATATTTCCCTATACCCCGCAAATTACTATTCAGAGCAGTGCCACTTATGGTGCAATAGAAACTGTGCATACAAACTACAAATTCCATGCATTTAGAAACAGTGATCCCGGAACAATTACAGTAACAGCACCTATGAACGTGGAAGATCCAACACAGGGCTTGTACTGGATTGCCGCTGTGCATTATTTACGCAGTCTGACTAAAATGTTTACAGGTCTTGATCCTAAAGCAGGTAACCCTCCTCCTATAGTTAAACTTAACGGATATGGCAATTTTGTTTTTAAGAATGTGCCTGTAGTGATAACTCAATTTTCAACAACACTGCCTAACGATTGTGATTACATCGCTGTGCCGGTAGTTGGCAGTGCCGCAGGTGCAATAGAAGGAATTGCAGACGCATTAGGCGGAGCCGCAGATAGCCTCGGCGGAGCCGGTATTGGACTAGGCGGACTAGTGAATAGTGTAAGTAGTATAGCAGGTGGAATAGGTCAGATAGCAGGGCTTGCAGGATCTTTGGGACTGGGCGGAAAAACAAGCGGCGGCATTAGCTATGTACCAACAAAGAGTTCGTTCCAAATTACTCTACAACCAATTTACAGTAGAACCAGTTCTCGTACATTTAGTCTTGATAGGTTTGTGCAAGGTGGTTATCTAAACAGCGCCTTTGGATACATTTAATATGGCAACTTATACAAATACAAGTCCCTACTTTACAACCAGTATAACCAACAATCATCTTGGTACACTATCAATCAGACCAGTGAGTTCTGAAGTTGATGATATTCTATATACAATACAACCACAATACACATATAGACCAGATCTATTGGCTCACGACCTTTACGGTGATTCTACACTGTGGTGGGTTTTCATTCAACGAAATTTAGATGTTCTACAAGATCCTATACTTGATTTTATTCCCGGTAAACAAATTTATCTTTGTAAAAATAGTAGCCTAAAAACTGCCCTAGGAATATAACATGAGCGGAGTAGACAGTTTAGTTCAGGTAGCCGCTGCCACAACTGCTGGACTAGCAGTAGTGCAAAGTCTATCATCATCCGGCCCAGCTAATTCTGTTTCGGCAGCGAGCGGAGCAACAGGATTATTTGGATCATTCTTCTCTGGCTCCGGCAATACCAAACTACCAGTGGCTAATCCACTACTAAACTATGCCAGCTATACATATCAGATAGGGTTAGGTGTGTTGACCAATGCACAGATAAACAATCCTAATCTTTACATGAAAGGCAACACGATTCCTTTGATTCTTAAAGATGCCAGTGCTAGTCCGCAGAATAGAGTAAAAACTCCCTACGGCACTTTTGAATTTTATATAGATAATTTAGAAATTGACACACTGCCAGTTCTCCAAACAAATGCCATGTCAAATGTTACCAACATAACATTTAAAATTATTGAACCCTACAGCATGGGCATGTTTATGGTGGCACTACAAACAGCCGCTGCCAAAGCAGGGCATCAAAATTGGATACAAGCACCGTTTATAATCACTATAGATTTCAAAGGCAACAAGGAAACTGGAACCTTATCTAATATTCCCAAGACGAGTCGTAGGATTCCTATAAAGCTCACACAATCCGATATGACAGTAAATGAACAGGGATGTGTTTATTCGGTTTCGGCAATCCCATGGAATGGTCAAGCATATTCAAACGCAGATGCAGGCTTAAAAACAAATATAGCTATTTCTGGAAAAACTGTACAAGAAATATTGCAAACAGGACCAACCAGTCTTCAGGCAGTTATCAACGCAAAATTAAAACAGCAAGAAAAACAGGGAATAGTAAATCAAGCAGACGAAATTGTAATTCTATTTCCTCGAAGTTTAGAAACAGGCAAAGCTCCTGCTTCAACAGATCAAAAAGCTACTACAGCGGTAGATGCAGACTCTATTAGCAAACAGATAGGAGTAACTAGAACTGGAACAATCGGCGATACCAAAGAAGGCATAAACAAAAATCTAATACAATCATCTTCTGATGTTAATGAGCTGGGAGCATCCACATTGGGATTTAGTGAAATAAGACAGGGCGATACCACAGCAGGTAAAGAAAAAGACGTATGGAAAGAAAATTCCGGAGTGTATACTAGAGGAAACTTGGTAATTGATCCTGCAAAAAACGACATGCGATTTACTCAGAACATGGATATTTTTAATGTTATTAATCAGGTCCTAATGATAAGTGATTTTTCTAAGAAAGCAATGAAAGGTGAAGCTGTAAGTGATAAAGGCACAAGGCCGCTATGGACTATAGATGCTCAAGTATTCAATATAGATAGCAATGCTAATCTTAACAAGACAGGTATGTATCCTAGACTAATTGTTTATAGAGTGGCACGATACGAAGCACACACTCAACAAAATCAACCAGTTAACACCGCACCAGTGGGTGTTGACAACTTGAAGAAAACAGTGGCTAAATCTTACAATTATATCTATACTGGCAAGAACGTGGATATAATAAATTTTAATATTAAATTTGATGCCGGATTTGTAGGCAAGATGGGACAAGCCAAGTTGAATCAAAGTCAAGACATCACAAATAAAGCTAATGAAAGTGGCGCCCAAGAACTTAAAAAGGATGACTTTCAGTATCCTGAGGGCAAAGCACCACCTACAAGCGGAAGTTTTTTACCAGGAGTTGTGAGAGCTTTTGAAAACTGGTTAGGTACAGATTTCTACGGTGGTGGCGGCCCGGAAGATTACAGCACACGAGTAATGAGATCCTATTGGGATGCAGTTACCAGCATGTCTGACATGGTAGAATTAGAATTAGAAATACTGGGTGATCCCTACTATATTATTCAAAGCGGATTAGCTAATTATTCGGGTTCTTTGGATTCGGACAATCTGCATGACGACGGTAGTATGGCGTATCAAAACGGACAGGTATTTATTAACGTAAATTTTAGAACGCCAGTTGACATAAATCTCACATCGGGAATGTATGATTTTGGAAAATCAGCCAAGACTGGTCCGGTACAGATGTGGTCCGGATTGTATAGAATTACAGAAGTACATAGCAAATTTCAAGGTGGTACATTTTTACAAACCCTAGACGGGATCAGATTGCCTAACCAGGAATTTCCTAGCTCTTCACAACCAACTAAGGACAAGCTCAATGGGCTGGTCCAAGCACCGCCTAACGGTGATCCCGCAACTACTCCAAAATAAACATGACAAGTCCAAATCGTATAGATTATAACGTTCCCAAGCAGACAGAGAAATCCGGACCCGGTCCATTCCTTGCCAGAGTGGTAAGCCAGGTTGATGACACATATATGGGAAGTCTAGAAGTTGAGCTTCTGGGACCTTCAGGAGCATCTTTAGAAATAGGACAGACAGTAACTGTCAAATACATGACTCCTTTCTATGGGATAACTAAAAAAACATCTGACCCTAATCTAAACACATTTCAGAATAGTCAACAGAGCTATGGTATGTGGATGGTGCCGCCTGATCCCGGAACCATAGTAATGGTCATATATGTCAATGCAGATCCCAAGCGAGCCTATTGGATTGGATGTGTGCCCGAAGAAAATATGAATTTTATGATGCCCGGTGTAGCCGCAACAGAACGAGTTGTAGAATATACCAAAGGCGATAACAATGTACCAGATGCGCATCTTGGACGGGCTCCTACTGGAGAATACAATAAACTCATTGCAGAAAATAACACAGCCGGAGATCCAGAATTAAAATTAAAACCACAGCATCCTTTTTTCACAACATTGCAAAATCAAGGCCTAACTCTAGATGATATTAGGGGAATAACCACTAGCAGTGCAAGACGAGAATTCCCCAGTGCAGTATTTGGAATCAGTACTCCTGGTCCGTTGGATAAAACTTCAGCAGGTAGAAGAGGCCCCAAGGGAAATGTAGGTCAACAGATAAAGAATGCTCCGCTGAGTCGTCTAGGAG